CAATCCGTATTTGGTCGGGAGGAACAGCCGGGGCGAAAGGGCAACCACCCACTGATCCGACATTTAGCGTTGATAGCTCAGGTAACGTGATTTCAAATGGGACTATTACAGCAAATGATGCCATTTTACTAAGAAATGGACAAGCTGGGATTACAGGATATGGCACATCTAATAGTTCTATAAGATTTTGGGCTGGAGGTTTAGTTCCAGAAAGTGCAGATTTTAGAGTTGACCAAAGTGGAGATGTTAATGTTAGAATGTTAAATGCTATAAGTCTCAATGGAGGCACATCTAATTTTTCAAGCATTTATTTAACCGACAAATCGTGGAATAATAACTATGTTAATTTGTTTGCAGCAAGAGAAGCTCAAGGTATGGAAATTCAAAGAACTTATCAAGGTATTTTAGGTAATATCGGAAAATTTATTGTAATGAAATACAATCCTGATGCAACGGCTTATCGGGAAATAAGTTTTTTTGTCAGACATTTTAAATCTGATGCCTCATGGGTATTTAGGACTTGTGTAAAAGCAAGTTTCTTACCAACGTTAACCCAGATTAATGATTTAGATACATCTGGAACAAAATATAATGTAAAATGGGATAGTGCAACAGGTTTATTATATATAGAATAAGAAGATGAATTTAACATTGAAAGACAGAGTATTAATACTCAACACCGTGTTACCACAGTTTGACACGAGAAAAAACATGGAACTGAAAGTATCGATAGACAGTAAGATAGCGATCTCGGAGGTTGATCAGAAGCGTATCGTTATCAAGGATATGGGGAGTGGTCAAATCAACATCGGATTTACTGATGCAGCGGCCATAACGGAAACAACAGATATAGCTTTGACTGATGAAGAACTTCAATACCTCAAACAACGTGTTGACTTCATAGATCGCAACGGCATGTTCTCTGAGTTCACGATGCCGACGTATGTCAAAATTTTGGATGAACCGCTAAAAGAGGAGCAACCGAGCGAATAATATAAAAATCCGCCTCCCATCTATCACAGACCGGAGGCGGAGAAATAACAAACACTGCCTTATGGCAATGAAAAAACTCGTAACAAAGATGATCAAATAAAAACGGAAGGAGGTGTAAAGTGAATGTAGAATTAACTGACATCCTGACAATCATCGGAACATTGGGAGGATTCGAGGCGATAAAATGGGGGATTAGCTTCTATACGAACCGGAAGACAAACGCCCGTATTGAGGACGCCCATGCCGATGTGGAGGAGTTCAAGGCTTTACGTGAGTATAACGAGTTCCTGCAAAAACAGCTATCAGAAAAAGAAGAACGTTTTGTAGAACAAACCGGAAGGCTTCGACAGGTACAGGATGAGCTTTTTACTTTGAAAGAGAGCTATTCGGATCTAAAGCTTGAACTTGCCATGAAAAGATGTGAGAGAAAGAAATGCGGTGATCGTGAACCGCAGAATGGGTATTAATAATAGGAGGATAAAAATGAAAAAGAATAATTTACCAAGAGGTTTAAGAAATAATAATCCCGGAAATATCCGGATTAACGATGATTTGTTTCAGGGAGAAATCCGTCCAAGCAAGGATAAGTCGTTTAAGCAATTTACAACAATGGCTTACGGATACCGGGCTATGTTTAAAATATTGTCTAACTACTTCAAAAATTACAAGCTCGACACTATCCGTAAGCTGATTACCCGTTGGGCCCCACCGGAGGATAATAACCATACGGAAGCCTACATTATGGCTGTATCTGATTATGCCGGAATTCCAGCTGATGATTCGATCAATGTGAACGACCGTGAGCAGATGATCCGTATTGTGTCCGGAATGAGCCGGGTGGAGAATGGACGGGAGGCGGAGATGAGTGATATTATTGCGGGGTGGGAGATGCTATAGCTCTTGTCCCTAGAAGCGCTCTTTGAATTGTTGGAATTACCGAATTATGATTTATAGCATACATAATTGATCTGATCAAGTATTTAAAATTTGTATTGTATTTATTGAGTTAAGATGATGGAGCAAAAGAATAACGTGGATGCCATATTGTTTCATATTGAGCATTCGAAGCCAATTGAAATATCAGAGTTTGTGACTTCTTTGAATGCAATTGGAAATCTTTTTTCTTTATTTGCAAAGAAAAATGGGGATTGCAAAGAAGCTGCTAAATCCAAACTTTATGTAGAAAAGATAGAGGAAGGATGCATTGATATAATCCTTTGTGAAATAGCATCAGCTGGAATACTTCCGTTTATAGAAAATATGAACATCATTCTTGAATTTTCATCTTACATCAAGAATGTGTTGGATTTCTTTACGAAAGGTGTTGGGCTAAAGCCTGATTTAGATTTGAATGAATGTAAAAATTTCAAAGACCTCGCATTGGTTACAGCCGGTGATAATAATGGGATTACGACAATCGGAGCCATCAATAAGGGAGATAAAAGCAATATATATTACAACTGCACATTTAACTTCCAAGAAGGTAATAGTGCTCAAAACCAGTTGGAAAAGGAAATTAAATCCATTAAATCCGTTCAGCCTGTTACAGATATGTATTCAAGGCAATTGATGACCATATACCAAATGCGTAGTGATATGGAGACTGATAAAGGAAACATGGCTGTGATTGATGCTATATCTAAAAATAAAATGGCAGTTGTGTTTGAAACAGATGAGTTAAAAGAAATGATACTTCATTCAGATTCAAACCCAACAAAGAAAGCATATCTAGTTGATGTAGTTTTACTAACTGTAAATGGAAAAATTGCAGCTTACAAAGTCATGGCGTTACATGATGTCATAGATTTAGAATAGCGTAATTATTTCATATCATCATAGGGCGGTAATTTCAAGTTAAGAGATTTACCGCCTTTTTCATATCCGGGCGGCATCCAAATATGGGTATGGCTATGAAATATTAATCATGAAAACTTGGCATGTAATACAGATTTTGATTCTTTGTTTTCTCAGTTTTCTGACCGGCCGATGTACAAAGAGGGCAGAGATCGATTTTGTCCAAAAAACAGATACTGTTATCCATCGTGACACGATTCGAGATAGCATCCCTTATCCTGTCTACGAAACAGTAATTCAGACAGTGCCGGAGATGTTTCCCATCTACATTACACTCGAGGGAGATACAGTGAGAGAGCCGATCTTTGTTCCGATCAGGATCACACAGAAAGAATACTTGACGGACGATTATCATGCTTGGGTGTCTGGATATAATCCTTCACTCGATAGTATTGATATATTTCGAAAGACAATGTCTATAACAAAACGGCAGTCATCCCGTCGCTGGGGAATAGGCATCACGGCCGGTTATGGGATTGGCCGAAATGGCTTATCTCCATATGTAGGGATTGGGGGATATTATAGGATTTGGTGAACTACTACCGCTAAATTTTCAGTTTAGCGGTAGTTTGTCAAATATGTGATTAGGGTTCATTTAAAAAGGAATCGGAAATAGTTTTGTTATTAGAAAAATAGAAGTACATTTACTGGATATTTTGCAAAAATAACATTTATATGAAGTTTTTTTATCAAACGATGCTTGTATTGTCGAGTGTTTTTTTGTTTTCTTGTCATCAAATATCGGATAGGAAGTTAAGGTGTTATGAGAATCCTTTAAAAACAACGGACAGTACTGAATTGTATATAGCTGATCCTTTTATCTATAAAGCCGGTGGTTTATATTACCTGACAGGTACGACTGCATTGCCGGAAGGAGAAGGATTTGCTTATTATATTTCTTCCGACCTGATTAGGTGGAAGTATCAAGGTCTTTTGTATCGTAAACCAAAGGATCACATCGGCTGTTATGGCTTTTGGGCTCCAGAGGTGAAATATTACGAAGGGCGGTTTTATATGACTTACAGTTGTTATATGAAAGATTTGGATCGGATGCTTACTTGTCTTGCTGTCAGTGAAAAGCCGGGAGGACCGTTTATAGATCTTTATACTCCTTGGTTCGACTTGGGCTATTCTGCCATTGATGCAGACATTTTTGTTGATGATGACGGGACGCCTTATGTATATTTCAGCAAAAATGGAATGCAGGATACGTTGGCTACTGGTGAACTTTATGGGGTGAAATTAAAAAAAGACCTTTCCGGATTGATGGGGGAACCTGTTTTTATATCTGGCGCTTCGCAAACATGGGAAAAGGTTAACTGGGATAGGAACCGATGCAATGAAGGTGCTTATGTGTTTAAAAAGAATGGAAAGTATTATATGACTTATTCCGCCAATGATACCGGCTATGAGTTTTATGGAGTAGGGGTTTCTTATGCGGATAGTCCACTGGGGCCTTGGGTAAAGAGTGAGGATAATCCTCTTTTGACTACGGATCTTCCTAAAGGGGTTTCTGCACCGGGACACAATTCGATAGTAGAGGCTCCGAATGGTGATCTGTATATTGTTTATCATCGCCATGCTGATGTGCATTGCCAAAAACCGAATTGGGATAGAGTGGTCTGTATGGATCGATTATTCTTCGATGAAAAAGGTAAGTTATGTACTGATGGGCCATCTTCTTCGTTACAACAGATTTGTTGGTAACCTTAATTTAGTTTTAGTGTTATAATGAACAAAACCATTAATCCGAGGCCTTTCTCCTTTCCGGAAAAAGACATTCAATTCGATGGAGCAATCCTCTGACAAATCAACTCTTAAGAAACTACGAGCATCCTAAGTAACGATCTTTTTACTCGAAACAGAGTGGCGGTTAGCGGATTTTTATTCAAGAAAAACTGTGTTAGCAAAGTTAATATTTTATTCTTTGCTGACACAGTTTAATTTACATCCTCTTTCGTTTTGAAAATTTGTACTTTTCGTTTTGCCAATTATACTAAGTCAAAAGATATATGTAATTTCTTTTGTTTCATTTCTATTTAATTTTTAGTTCATTAGTTGATCCATCCATTCAACAGCCTCTTCAATAGAAGCGGCTTTTTTAAACTCTTTGGTAACACAATATCTCATATACTCACAACAAAGTTCCTCAGAGTCATTAAAATATATGTTATAGGCTCCGTTATCGTCCGCTCCGGTACAGGCTATCCCCAATTCCAACGCTTTTTTCACATTTTCTTTATCACGGGAAAAATAAGCATAAGTATCACCACTGCACCCCTTTAATCCCACCAATCTTATCAATGGTTCCATATTCATATTCTTTAGTAGTTATGATTCAGATAAATATTTTATCAAACTCTCTTTGTCTTTGAAAAGTCTTTTATCCCATTTGGGATAATTGTTTCTGGGTACACTAAGTCCATCTGACAGCTTATAAACCATAAAGAAATTATCATCAGCATAGGATATTTCGATGATTATTTTGCTTATAGTTGTATGGATAATGTTATCCCCGCTCAGATAGCATACGCTATCTCCTACGTTAAATTCAGTATCTATATTCATACCTTTTTTAAATAATAACTGGGTAATCTTGTTACTAACAAAAATAAAAGTTACTTTTGTAAAAAATCAATCACTTGCAAGATGAGGAGTCTTGCTGTTTTTAAACGAGGTCAAGCGTTTTTATATGATTGAATAAAGTGGATGCCAGATTGCCGTCTGCATTCACTTTTATTTAATATTGAGTTATCCAATCATTGTGATTATCGTGAATGTTGCCAAGGCGCAGGCTGCCATTTTTCACCATAAAAAATATGTCAGCCGCAGTAGGCATATTTTGCCATGACAATTGAAATTGACATAAGATACTATTCCACTCAACAACTCCAACATTCTTTCCTGTTGGGTCATTCATTATATCACCCTCGTAAATCTCCTTTCCGCTCTTGTCTTTTAGGCCAGTGTATTGACCTATAGTTGTTTTATCACACATAACTCCAGACAATTGAAAGAAGTTGTGGGTTCTAAAGTTAGAAACCACAAACATCAAAACAGCAGTTTCCCATCCTTCTTCTCCATCACCGCATTGAAAACACTTTTATAGGTTTCATATAATTCTTTCCTACTTTCCGGTCCCGACCAATCAGCAAAAGACTCTCCTGCAAAAAATTTCCAAGCAAAGATACGTTTAGCTTTTTCGGATAAGCCTAATTGATCGATTATGTTCCGGACATCCTGCATACGTTCTCGGATGTATTCGGTACGATCTGGGCTGTCGTCGGGTTCGTCAATGATATTCAGCCGTCGCCAATCTACATTCTCATCTACCGGTATATGTTTGTATTTATGCCGGTAAGGTGCTGTATCGGATGTGGCATTTAACCTAATCGAACGCATGATATACCAGTCAAGCTCCGTGTAGGCCCCTGATTTTTTCTCCATCATGCGTTCGATTTTATCAGACGGATTTTCACATATTCCAGCTAATACCTCATTTAAAACATCTCGTCCTTCACCAGGTAATCCTGATATATTACAGCAGTAATTTGCGAGATCCAACCACCTGTCATAACGTTTCTCAATATATTTATTCAATGCCTCACTTGCCATAGTCGTCTTTATTTGATATATTTGTTTCTGATTGTAAGGGGGTGGCGCTGTGAGGCGCTGCCTTTCTTATTCCTCCTCTTCGTTCGTATCAAAAAGATTTGCCATCATATCAACAATATTCGTCTGGATATTATCTTCAGCCCCCAATACAGCATTACTGATATGCTTCTTTTCTTCAATGATCCTGTAGAGCTTCTGGTCAATCGTCCGACGGCCGAGCAGGTAGTAGCAATTCACTGAGTCTTTCTGTCCGATGCGATGGGCACGGCTTTCTGCCTGATCACAATCTGCATACGTCCAAGGTAGCTCAATAAAGGCGACATCGCTGGCTGCTGTGAGCGTAATACCGGCACTGGCCGCTTTAATGGAACAGATGATAACGTCCGTCTTCGGGTTCTTTTGAAAGGCATCGACAGAAGCCTGCTTCTCCTGCATATTCTGTCGTCCGGTGACGCAGACGGCGGAAGGAAAAACTATCATCAGGCGGTCTACAATTTCATGCAGGTTACAGAACAGGATGATCTTTTTCCCGTTCTCCCGAAAGTCCTTCACGAAGTCGATAACCTCTTTCAGTTTTCCGCGTGCGGTAATATCTTTCAGAATACCGATACGAACCATAACTTCCCCTTTCAGTGACTTTTGAATCTTTTCGTCGTCCGCTTCCTTGTATCGTTTCAGGTAATCGATCAAGTCGCGTTCCGCATCCATATATTCCTTGTGGTTCGTTATCTCACAGGAAACAATCTGACGCACTTTATCCGGCAACTGGGTGAGTACTTTCGACTTTTCCCGACGAAAGAAGCAGTGTTGCCATAGCTTATAATTTAGCTCCTTTAGATTGCTCGCTTGGTTAGGACCGGAACAGTACCGAAGCATGAAACCTTTCCATCCACCCATATCGATCATGCGATCCATAATACCCAATTGTGCAACCAGATCCTTTGGTTTGTTGACAACAGGTGTCCCAGTCAGCAAGATGATATATTCTTTCCCGGATGCAATGCCTTTGCAAAACTTGGTCTGCTGGGTGGCCGTTGATTTGACTTTATGCGATTCGTCGATTATCACGGACTTGAACAGTTTGATCGTGTTGTGAAATTCGACATCTTTCAATGTCCATTTCTCTGCTTTCATGATCCGCCGGACAAAGTATTTTCGTAGGCTTTCGTAGTTTACGATAAAAACCTGGTTCATGCCTGTCTGCCAGAAGAAAGGCCAGCTATCGCGGACGGAATCGGTTAATACCATCGCTTTCTTGTCTGTAAACTTATGCCATTCCCTTTGCCAATTGATCTTGACAACATTCGGGCAGATTACCAGGCAGGGGAAGGCGTCGGCCTTGTTGATAGTGGCGATGCTTTCAAGTGTATTGTGCGTTACAATATAATTGTTTGTCAGATACAAATGATCCGGAGCGGTTACGCTTATACATACGGAATCTTCCTCTCTAATATATTCGATAGACGAGATATACCGTGAACAATAGTTCGTCTTTTTGATGTTCCATTCGGCAGCTTTCCGTTCGAGGTAGAACGGGCAAACCTTGATCCTCACGTTTACTTGAAACTCCACGCCTTTACCTTCATTTCGCCTGTCGTACCTGCGTATGATCGCCTGTCCTCCAAGGGAACGTACCAAAAGGGCAATGTCACGTGCCATGCCATAGGAAAGGGTACTGTAGGTGATCCTGTTTTTCTTTCCCGATCCATCTGTATCCATCAAACCGCGTAAGAGGTCGATGCGCTGTTCCACCGATCCGTGCATGTATTCGTATGGTATGAATTTCTCTACACTCGGTTTGTCTGCTTTGAGCCGTTTGATCTCTTGGTAAAAACGATTTTCGTGGACTGTCGGATTCTTTGTAATGTTGTATCGCGGACACGTGGCGTAATCGTCCCGTATCAATAGCATGTCGCCGGGTAAAAGTTTTCTTACCCTTTCGGCAATAGCCACATCCATATCCGGTGTAGAGAAAGACAGTTTTCCGTTACCACCGCAAAGATGGCCGTCTCCCAAAAGTACCCCCATGATGTAAGGATGGATGATGTATAATCTTTCCTTGTACTTCACAGGTTCACACATTGGGATTTCCCATTTCCGTCTTGTATGGTTATGGCCAAAACCTTTCAGGTTGTAGGTTACGCCGGAATCCATGATCTCCTGTGTTGTCTTGGTGATCCATCCTTTCCCCTTTCTTCTACGGTTGACATCTCGGACACACCACAGATGTTCTGGCCCGCATTCACAGGATACGCCATCAGAGAACGTAACTTTGAACACGCGGCGTTCTTTTTGTGGAAACACGCCGCTTACGGCATATACATTTCCGTCCCTGCCGAATATCTCGTCTCCAATTTGTAACTCTCCGATCCGTCTGAAGCTGTTTGGAGTAGCCACGTAACTACTGACCGGTTGTTGTTTACCAAGTCCCATATCGTCTCCATTGATAAACCGTTTCAGTTGCAAGCCTCGTGCAATTCCTTGCAGTTGATAGGGGTAAGGCTGTACTTTCAGTCCATGTTCTCCGTCTAGTTCCGGCATTTCCGGTATTTGAAAAGCAACATCTTCCTCTGTCTGTGATTGGGCAACCGTTCCCCATTGTACCGGTTCGAAATGGCGGACGTAATAAGTCAATTGATCCAATTCTGCTTTGCATTTGTTGGTTGCCGGAATCAGCCATGCGCCCGTTTGTTTGTCCCACCAGCGGATGGAAACAGAGCTTTTCAGCTTGTCTACAATCTGCTGGCGGTATCTGTCAAACTTCACCGCATAACATTGACCTTTTTCTGTATTTTGCAGTGTAATTGTCATAGTGGTAGGTGTTATGCAAATTCGTCAAACGCTTTTATCTCTTCGGCGACTTCCTCCATTTCTGCTTTTTTCTTGCGGCCGCGTTTCTTCGGCTTCGGCTCTGCTTCTCCGGTAATATCTGCTTCTTCGGGAACATCGAAATCGAACGATTCTTGTTTGATTCCATATTTTCCGCCGAACAGGTAAGCGTCCACTTCGTAGTCAAGTCGGCTGACCGCCTGTTTTAAAGCATCCCCATACGGATATCCCTCGCCGGATTCGTCTTCGAATTTTGTAAACGGGACGGAAAGGTTAAGGACTTGTCCGCTTTTCAATAGCTTTTGTGCCTGGATAGAAACACCGGCCGATTCGTCTGATCCACCTTTGCTATACCCCGTGACAACGATATTTTTCAGTTTCTCGTTCAGATCATCATCCGAAGGATTTTCGATATTTACAACTCCGGCTTCTTGCATTTCGCAAATCTTGACGGCATGAGTCTTTAACAAACTCATAGCATATAACAGGTCCGGATGAACGAATTGCTGGGATGATTTGGTTACTTCGTTCTTGTAGTTTGCTTCTACAAATCGCTCTGTATAATCTGCCGTTACCTGGTTGTTCTTGAGCTTAACTTTTTGAATTTCATACACAGGTTGTTCTTTTACTAATTCATCTTCCATACTTTTTAAAATTTAGGATTGTTATAACTTTGGGGCGCTAAGGCCATTTCTGCTTTTGCTTTACTGATTACAGTGCGACACCATTCCAGTTGATGAGTCGCGGTCCGGTTCAAACGCTCACACCAATCGACAAGATATTGTTCATCTTTGCACAGACTGTCAATGATAGCATTTACTGCCTTGGAGGTAGCCCCGGCACGTGAGGCTGTTTCCCGTAACGTATCGAAGACTTCCGATTTCTTTTTCCCGTTCAGATGGTATTTGGCATCTGCTAACAGTTTCCCGGTCCGGGCGATATAGACGGCAAGGTCGTTTCCACGTAGGACAGCTTCTTGGACTTCTTCACTCATGGTAATATTCAGATAGGAATCAATAGCTGCCAACTCGTTGGATATTTTATCTATGGGTGTGATATTTAAATTCATGTCTGTTTGTCTTTAAAATATATCTTCCGAAAAAAAGGATATCCTATTTATTTTCAACCGAACAGCATCCACCACCGGAAGGCAAGTTCTTCGTATTTTTCTTTACCTTTCTGGTAAATCGTATCGCCTCGTTTAATGAATGCTTTGAACACTTTTTGATTTTTCTTGGAGATACCATAGATGAAATCCTGCCGACTGCCTGCGATATCCATATACCAGGCGCGGGAACGGTCCCAATCGAAAAAATCAATAGCTTCATCGAATTGTTTTTGTGTGCTGGCAAAAGTGCTTTTCAGGTCTCCCCCAAATCCGTAGGTCGGAAGCCACCAGTCCCATTTGCACCGGGTATCGAGCGTGTATTTGAAGTTGCCATATTGGAAACATTGGTTCTTATTGACCATGAATCGTTGAGTTTCCGCCTTAGCAAGCACTTGGGCCAGGAAAGGATCGTGTCGGGCTTCCATGCGGAGGGACTTCTTCATGGCTTCTGCCAGTTCCCAATCCTCGCCGGAATACAATACATCGTCTACCATATGTTTATCATACCTGACCCTTTCCGGTTCGGTAATCATCGCATCGATTAGGCTGCCGAATTTGAAAGCTTTCTCCTTATCCCCGTATTGGGTACGGGGATAGAGAAGGTTCTTTAGTTCTGTTAGGTCTGAGTTGCTAACTTCCGACCGTTGGTAATACGTGTCTTGCATCTTCTTCCTTGAGTTTTAGATATTCAATTACTGCAAAGTCAAATTCGAAATTGTAGGTGTTATCCATCAGCCACCGGAACCATTTGCGGTCCTCTTCCGTATCGAGAATCTTTTTCAGAATACTTGGCTCGCGTCTGTATTTTCCGAAGTTTATCCATGAGGACAGATAGAGTTTCTTTTTCATATCATTTGGCTGTTACATCATCGATATACTTTACATATGCGGACTGGATTTGCTCTCCGTCCTTATTCACAACTTTCTCGCAGTAGGTAATCATCTTCTTATGTACCTTCTCTAGATCCTCCATGCTCATATTGATTCCTTCGCGCATGAACCATATCTGATATACCTGCATGAATCCTTGTGGATTGGTTATCTGGATCTTCTTCTTGACCTTGGCTTTCGTTGGAGTAGGGGACATGCTGGCTGCTGAGAAATCAAATGCTGCCTGTACTTCGGCAGCAGACTTTTCAGCAGCCGCTTTGGCCTTAGCCTCTTCTTCCCGGCGTTTGCGTTCTTCTTCCTGCTTTTTTCTTTCTTCCGCTTCCTGTTGTTTTCGCTCTTCTTCTATACGGGCTGCTTCGGCCGCATTGGTACGGCGTAGCTCTTCCTGTTCTTCCAGTTGTTTGCGGAGGCTGGGGAGTTTGTCGATCAAATCCTGCTTTGTACCCTCTATTTCAAAACGGTAACGTTCTGTAAAATCTTTCTTCTTTTGTATAGCGACTTCATTTTTTATTGCCTTACGGGTTTCTGCGTCCATATAGAAGGTTTGTTTGTTGTCAGAAACGTTTTCAACAAAAGCACTCCAGGAGAAATTTATACTTGTTTCGGATATTCGTCGGCATACATCGTTGTAGGTAGCGAGAGTAGCGCGGTTGAACATGCTGTTTAGTGCATTGATATGCTTTTCAACGTATGCGGCATACGCTGTATCCAACATGACAGAGATATCCGATCGGTATTGAGCCTTTTCGTTCTCCAACATCTGTTTACGGCGGGCTTCCTCTTCCCGTCGTTTTTGTTCGGCAATCTTCTTGGCCGCGTATTTGTTACGGGCCTGTTGGAGCTTATAAGGAATAGTGGTGACCGATTTGACGTCGATAGCCGATTCCAAAGAGGTAAAAGACTTGCTGACTGTAGCCAAAAGTTGCGTCAATGGCTTACGACGCTTGTTCATGTTTTCTACTGTTATTTTCGTCTTCGCCAAATACTCTGAGACCTTCGCATCCAGTTCATCCGAGCCAATACCTCCTTCCGCTTCAATGGTGTCCAGAAGTGTTTGTCCGGCTTGGTTACATGCCGATACGGAAGCTTGGTTGCGTTGTAAGGTGGCAGGAGCCGATTGCATGATCTGATTGCATGATCTGATTGAATTCTTCCACTTTAATAATTGTTAGCTTGTGTATCCATTGTGATAAATTTTTAAGTGATTGATCGAGTTTATTAAAATCCGGCGTCTTCATCTTCCTGTGATATTGGGGTTGTTATACCTGATGCGGGTACCGGTTCCGCTTGTGGTTGCTCTCCGAATTCCTGTAAAGGGTTTTCCGATTGAGGTTGGAGGGCTTGTGGCTGCAGTCCGGGTTGATTGGGCTGAATAACGGTTGTTTGTTCTAATCCGTAGTCAATATCCTGCGGTTCTTCTTGAGTTTCGAATACAGTAAACTTTCCGGTCCGGACTTTGGGATATCCGTCGAATGCGTGTTTAATCAGTTTGCTTTCCAAGAACCCAGGATCGATACCGCCTTCGTTTGAAGTATAGAGGGCATTCGCCTTACCTTCTTTTTGACGGGTTTGCGGATTCCAACGTTGGTTGTTTTTGTAGCTGTACGCCTCTAAGCGTTTGATATCACCCTCCATCATCCAATGCCAGTCTACAGTCCCATCGGCGCGGACAATACGGATAAAACCACCGATCACCTTATTTGATTTGCGGGGACAGGCCGCCTGATAGGTAACGGTCTTTACTCCGTCAACCAATCCCGGTGAGAATGTGTCACCTTCATAGCAAACAACCGGATTATCTACATACCGGACCTGTTCGGCACGCTGGCGCATAACCAATTCCCCATAACCGGTGATGGAAAGGTAAGCACGCAGTTCATAGATGTCGTTGCCATTGTTATCCTTATAGCCAGTCTTTGTGCTGCGGGGGAGAATATAGCAGTGGGGGCGTCCTGTGGGATCAAGAGACAGGCCGTTTACGGCAATATCTAAGAAACAGCCGTACAGGGACAGTGGAGAACATCTTTGCAGTTCCGGCTTGTCTTGTAAGATTTTCCGGAAGTTGAATTTTTCCTTTTCATAAATCTGTGTTCCTTGGCCGGTTCCCCAGATCGCATTGTACATGAGTATGAACTTCTGTTCAACCCGGCTATCATCCGCTATCATGAGCGGATTTAGCTGATTTAGTTCAGCTACTTTAATTTGAATTTGATTTGACATGATTCTATTGTTTAAAAATTAATTTCCAATAATCATAAAGACATATATAAAATGAAAACAAGTTCCAAATAAATATAGATAAATCATCTATATATCAAT